CTGCCCGGTTGACCGTATCGGTAACAGATGCCCAGGGTGCGCCTCTGTCCGGAGCCTGGGTCCGGTTCTATGTGCTGAACATGGCCGCGCCCGCCCGAATTGCCGCCCTGGAGACCGGCCCCGATGGCGCCGTCACCCTGGAAACCGGCCTGGGCAGCCTCCTGGTGGAGGCAGAGCAGGCAGGTCAATTTGCATGGACCACCCTGGACATCTCGAAAGACGCCCACTGCGTCATGATTCCCCAAGCAAAGGGACCGGAGGAGGAAAGCTGGACCTGGGACTTCTCCGCCCCGGCGGCCGGCGAGAAAACCCGCCGTCCCCTGACCCCGGAGCAGGCCCAGGAGAAGGCAGAAATCCTGGCTGCCGCCCGCCAAACCCGCCTGGCCCGGATCGACAGCTACTGGAGCCCCAGGTACCAAACCGGAGACGACAGCCTGGACCGGGTGTTCCGGATGGCGGGTGGAAATGCAGAAGCTCTGTGGCAATTCTATCAGAATACGCCGGAAGCAGAGCAGCCCTGGGCCAAAGCCCTGCTCCTCAGCCTGGCCTCCAAGGACTGGCGGGACGCCAAGCCAGAGATCCTCCGCGCGCATCTCACTGCCGCCCTGGCGCTTCCAGGCAAGGAAAAGGCAGAGTTCATTCCCCACGTGCTCTGTCCCCGAATTGGTTTTGAACTGCTCACCGATTGGCGTACGCCCATTCTGGCCCGGCTCTCCCCTGCTGAGCAAGACCGGTTCCGGCAGGATCCCCAAGCCCTCTGGGCATGGGTGGAGGCCCAGTTCCAGGAGAAGCAGTGCCGGTGGCATCCGGTCCTGTGGCTACAACCCGGCGCGGCCCTCCGCCTGGGGGCATCCGATGCCAAGGGGCGGCGACTGCTGTTTGTGGCAATCCTACGGACTCTGGGTGTACCCGCCCGGCTGAATCCGGTGGACGGGCAGGCCCAGTATTGGAACGGAGCTGCCTTTGTCACCGTGGAAGCAGCTGGCCCGGCAGAGCCTATGGCAACCCTCACCATTCAGTTCCCGGAGCCCCTGACCTATAATCTGGGCTGGACCCTGTCCCGGTGGGCCGGTGGATGGCAGACCCTGGATTTGAGCGGCGAGCCGGGACCGGTTTATCGCCTGCCCCTGGGCCAATACCGTTTGATGACGGTGAACCGGCTGCCCAACGGGAACCAGCTGGCCCGATTTACCCCCATTTGCCTTCTCCCTGAGGGTGCGTCGGTGGAAGCCATCCGGCGGCAGGGAAGCCTGGAACAGATGCTGGCCCGGTTCCCCATCGTCCCACCGGTGAAGCTGCCGGGACTGCAGCTCCAGGTGTACCTGGAAGTGGGCACGGAGCCCACGGAGCATGTGCTCAACGAACTGCTGGAGTCCGTCTCCCAGGTCCAGGAGGCCATGGGCCGGGGCCTGAAGCTCCTCCTGCTCCTGCCTCAGGCCGCCGCCCGGCAGGATCCCACCCTGGGAAAAGTGCTGGCTGCCCTTCCCGAGGCCACGGTGCTGGAAACAGACTTTGCCAGCGCCCCCCTGGACGCCATGGCCCGGGCCCTGTACGTAGAACCAGGCCTCTGGCCCCTGACTGTCCTCACCGATGGCCAGACCGCCTACTACGGCCACGCAGGCTACGCCGTGGGCACCATCCCCCTGGCCCTGAACCTGGTGCAGGCCCTGGGTGGAGAGACCAAGCACTGACATCCCTCAACCCCAATTGGCAGGATGTTATGAAAAGCACTGACTGACATAGAAAAAATTGGCGGCGGAGATTGAGATCCCCGCCGCCAGTATTTGATTCATGCGTAAATAGCCGCCGAAGAATTGAAAAAAACGCAAAAGTGGCTCCGCCGACTTCTCAAAAGTCAACGGAGCCGCTTTCCGTGCAGATGCAAATAAATGAAAATTACTTATTCCCACTCGCTGGCCGCAGTTTTCGCGTATTTACATGCTGTGCTTTTCACACCGCGATAAGCACCATATGTTGTGCCAATTTCGGTTTGTTTTGTCAAGTGCGAGATAGATAGCTACGATTTTGCTACGCAAGGAAGTCGCAAGTTTCCAGCCTTTACCACCTGCCGCCATCTTGCAACTGTGCTAAAATAAAAGCGGCCACCCCTGTCAAATGGCCACGAAGAAAGGTTATTGGTAGCAGCCCCCTCTTGGGGGCTTGCTATCATTTTTATTTTGCTGTTTTTTGTCGACAACCCTGATTATTGGTGATTTCTGTCGTAAAATCTCCCTATAACAACAGAAGGGAGATTAAATCATGGAACATACGAAAGTCATCCAAGACACGCTGCGGGAATTCGGCATCGGCAAAAATTACATCTCACAGAAACGAACTGTTGTTGCTATCCAGTTGGCACTGGAAGACGAAGACCGGTTACTTCGTGTGAAAAAGGGCGTCTACATACCAGCGGCAAAGCTGTGCAACTGTACATGGAACGCCGTAGAACGGAATATCCGTACGGTAGTTGAGAAGGCTTGGAAGGTGAATCGGGATGGGCTGATCAAAATGGCAGGGTATCCAATGAGTGGACCGCCTACTGCATCGGAATTTATTGAGATTATGGCCTATCACATACAGAAAACATTGACAGTCGGATCTCACGGCAAATAGAAAAAAGCCCCCTCCCGGCAGCCGAAACTGTGGGAGGGGGATAATTTTATGCCCAAATTACTTATTTGCCCATTGGTGGTACCGGTATAGGAGCGTCACCATCTCCTGCCGGGTCATCGGCTTAGTCCACGCATAGTCACCATTGCCGATGCCCTGGATCAGGCCCGTCTCCTTTGCCCAGGTTGTCGCGGCATCCGCATAGGCATTATGCTTGTCGCCGCTCCCAGTGCCGCTCATCAGGCCGCTTACCGCTGCGTCAGCCTCATCCTTTGCGATTTGCTGTACCTGCTCTGCCGTCACGGCGGATGCGGTGGGCGCTGCAGGCTGCGCCTTTTTGGCCAGGCCCGCCCGGGCGGCGATGCAGGCCGCCACAGCGTAGCCCACAGCCTTTGCGTAATCCTCCCGCAGGATGGTCGGCACGTCGTCAGGTGCATCCATAAATCCGTGCTCGATCAGCACGGCAGGCATGGCCGTATTGCGGAGCACGTAAAAATCCGCCGTAGTTTTGGGGCTGGCACGGTTGCCAGCCAGGCCTCCGGCGGCCACAATGGCAGCATATAAGGCATCCCGCCAACCGGCGGCAGCGGTACCCTCGCCCAACGAAAAGGCCACCACACCGCCGCCGCGGCCACCATTGATACCGGCATTGTGATGGGCGCTGTAGTAGAGATCAGCACCGGTAGCATTTGCTCGTTGGCAGCGCACCGACATGCCCACATCATCCGCGCCAGTGATATCATCCACCCGCAGAGTCTCAAAATCCTGATACTGTTTCGCCGCCTCAGCGATGTACCGGCACACCCGGTCATTGAGCCACCACTCCTGGTGCTGGCTGGGATCCAGATTTGCAGGCATACGGCGGCCCTCCGTGGGCAGCCCATGGCCTGCATCCAGGGCCAGCAAAAATTTTGTAGCCATAGCTTATTCCTCCTTTTCCGCCTTCTTAGTCAGTACGTCAATGGCTTTGGTAATCACGCCAGGCATAGGCACGCCCATAAGGCCGGCATTTTCTACGATGCTGATCAACTCGTTGGCAATAAAGCCGATGATCACCGCATCCCGGATGTAGCTGGTACCGATCGCAAGATCCAGCCGGTAGGCAATCAGCACAATCAGCAAGATCATGCCCTTGCGGCATAGGCCCTTCCATCCGGCGCGGCTTTCCAGCGTCCCAGAATCCGTCTTTCGGCTGGTGTGGAATACGCCTGCCACAATCAGGCCAGAAAGGTAGTCGATGCACATGAAGATAATCAGGGTAGTCATGGCGGCGTCCCAGCCGCCGAAGATAGATGCGATAGCGCCGCCAACGGTACCAATCACGGTACAGGTCAAGGTTTTTACATCCATGTTGTAGTCCTCTTATGGTATGTTTCTTGCCAAAATGTGTGTTATTTGCCGCCCCCGGCAGCCAGCAGAGCCGGATACATGACGGGGCTCATATGGCAGCCTCCGCCAGCTCCCACGCCTCCGGCAGCTCCGCCGGAGACCAGACAGTATTGTCCTGTTTGCAGAGGTACAAGCCGCCGTTCGTCCAACGCATATACTCGTCCGCCTGATAGGCATCGTGCGCACCGGTGGGCGCAACATAAGGCAGTGCCCACTTGGCCGACGTGGCGTGATACGGGGCCCACAAACTGTGGGCCACACCCGGTGCCCAGGTATCCCCCTGGTCGGTCCCATCGTGCGCCTGGCAGCAGCGCCAAGGCTGGCCGCCGTGCACACGTACATCGCCCACCGTGTAATTGTCAGGCTCCCAGGGCAGCAGTAACGCCATATCGGCAATCACATCATCTGCCGAGGCGGTGGGGGCTGCTATGCGGGCATCTTTGGCCGCGCGCCGGGCGATAGCCTCAAGGGCTTTGTAGATATCAGGCATTTTGCAGTCCTCCTTCAAGGGCCGCCAGCAGGGCGGCTATTTTTTCGGCGTCGGTGGGCTCCGGCGGGGGTACGGCGGCTGCTATCGCCTCCAATTCGGCGATTTTATCTGGAGTAGCTTTCCGGTATTCACCGTTGTCAAAAATCTTCATAATTATTTACCCCTTATCAAAATCTCCGTTCCTTCTACAGATTCATTCCTGAAGCCTGCAGATATGGTTATTCTGCTTATCTGCCCGCCGCTATCGACACACGTATACGCAAATGCATCAATATCTTTCAGGGCATCCAGCTCCACCTGCCCATAATAATGGGAGGTATTCATGCTATATGGCAATGACATAAGTGCATCGCTGACATGCACAGAGGATGATGTGCACTCACCAGTGAGAAAATTCATTTTCTCTCTTGAAAATACAAACCCATCCGGATGCGCCCGTCCAAAGCTACAGCCATTACGTACTAACGTTGACCCATCTGGCATTATCAGCGCAACGACTACGCCGATCGATGTAAGCCTGGTTGGTGAAAGATCTGGATTGCCGGGGATATAGGCCTGGGTATACAGCTCCCTGAGCGCAATTGGATTACCGTCGGCACCATGCGATATGCTAATTGCAGACACCGGCCTCAGGAGCTTGCCGCGATAGATTAGCCGGAGGCTCTTTCCAGCGGTGCCCGAGGTCTCCTCCAGCCGGGCCATCATCTGCTCCCACAGGGCAGGGGTATACTCCTGGGGTGGGGTACCCTCGATTCGCCCGTTTGCCGCAATCACCAGCGGCTGTTGCATGATGGCGGTAGGCCGGCGCTTGCCTGGCGCATGGCCTACTGCAGATATCCGCAGGCATCCTGGGCGGTCCAGCACTTCCCAGGGCACTGTAAGCACGCCGTTACTGGGCACCAAGGCAGACTTTTGTACCTTGTCGGCAGCAAATACCAGTGTGACGGTGTAGCCTGCCCAGCTATCATCAAGCGTCACAGTACAAGTTACCTCACCCACAGATCGGGATACCAATGGCTTGTCCGGCATGGCGGTCAGGGCTTGACCTTGGATATTGATTGCAATATTCGGCATCTGCTTACCTCCCTTCCAGCCTTTTCTTGATTTCCTGCATGATTTTCCGCTCAATCCGTACTTTCTGGGTATCTTTTGTGCGTTTTATAGCCCGTCGCATTACAAATTTGCCCCGCACATATCCGCCCTTCGGGCCAACGTACATGCCACCTTTGGGATCGTTGCGGCTGTAGACAAAAGTTTTGCCCTCCCAGTGGCCCGGCACAAAGTGGCTCCGGAATCCATACTCCAGGTGGCTGGCATAGTCCAGCGGATTGTAAAATCGGACGATGTAGCGGTGCCCGCTGCGCTTTGCAGCCTTGTCGCTCTGCCAGTTCCGGCGGTATGCGCCGGTGCTGACAACGTGATCATTCTTGCAGATCAATCTGGCCTGCTTTACTGCGTAGTCGCCTTCGCCAGCAGCAATTTTGCTCATAATTGCCGGTATACCGGCTTTCAGCGCCTCCAGCTGCTGGATGTATTGCGTTAGGCCATCTTTTCGCACACCCATTATGCCAGCCCCTCCTCCACTGCGGCCATTAAAGCAGTAGATGCTCCGTCCAGCATCCACCAACCGCTGTATCGTGCAAGCCACACAAATATATGCAGGCCTTTGGTCAGCGGGCCGGCACTGCCTGTAGTTGCATCGGATCCAATGATCGGCCCCTGGACGCCGTTAACCTTTAGTTTCGGTGCCACATGCGTATTGGCGTTCGCAAAGCAGATGATCACAACGGTCCCATTGACGATTTCCTGATTGATATAGCCTTGTTCGACCTTGATTTCCGCATTTGCAGCCGTGCCACAGTAGCCATCTGCGATTACCCCGCTAACTGGCGATGCTGGTGTTTCC